AGGGCCGCCGGTGGCGGCTGCACCTGAAATGTACGAAGAGCGATGCGGAAGACTCCTCGGAGCAGAACGTAACCGTCCTTCAAAACTCCGGATGCCGATGCTGACCATCAAAGTCGAGGGTTATGCCGACGCCAAGCGGATTCTGGATGAACTGCCCAACACGATGCAAAAGCGGATGCTCAACACGGCGCTGCGGATGTCGGCCAAGCCGATGCTCCAATCCGTCAAAGGCAAAGTTCCGGTGCGGAGCGGACGACTCAAGAAGCAGCTGCGCATTGTCCGTTACAAAGACCGGAACGCTCCCAAGTCGGAGGTTTCGATAGCCCTCAAGTCGGTCTTCGAACGCACGAAAAAGAAGGGAGCGATCAACGAATACTACGGCAAGTTCATCCACGAAGGGACGAAGGATCTGCGCACCTCGAAGAAGGGCAAGTTGCTGGTCTTTGAAAACGAGCAGGGCGAGAAAGTTTTTACCCGCAGCGTCAAAGGGATCAAGGCTACACCCTTTCTGGAACAAGCATATACGCAGGATTCGGAACGCACGATCACTTTGTTCGGCGATGCGTTGGCGGCTGCTGTCGAGAAGTTCGTTGCGAAAAACTTTAAACCTGTAACCAAATGACGGATTTCAAAAAAGAGCTAATCTCTATCCTCGAACACGAGATTTCCGAACTGCGGGATAAGATTCAGGCCGGCGCGGTGGATGAACGGACAGCCGCACCCTTCGCAGCCTTCTCCACCCCGGAGGAGACGCCCGTAAGAACAATGCACGGTATCGCGGGGTTTGTGACCACATTCGAAATCACGGTGTACGATAAGCGGGTCGCCGATGTCGAGAAGCTCAAGCATCGCATCATCGCCGCTCTCGAAGGGCAGGTGCTGACGGAACGGCGCTGTTCGTTCAAATCCGCCTCAACGGACTACTATCCCGATTATGATATTCACGGGGTGTCGCTCACTTTTCGCATTGTATAACATTCAATAAACAACAACATGGCAGAAACATTCGGCAACAAACGAGTCATTCAGGGCGAGGATATTATCCTCCTTGTAGACGAAAAGACCACGCTCCATGCCACGACGCACACGCTGAAGGTCGACCTCGAATTGAAGGAGCTGCGTACCAAAGATACCAACGGCAAAGAGAAAGCTCCGGGCGACATCTCGTGGTCGGTGGACGGCGACGGATTGGTGGTCGTGGACGACAGCATCCAGAACGCGCACTCCCCGGAAGATGTCCTGGCTTTGGTGCTGGGTAAAAAGGTCGTCGACGTGGTCATCAAGTCGCCGTTGGCGGGTCTTACGAAGATGTATTCGGGCAAAGCGTACATCACCACCTTCTCCCTGGCTACACCTGCGGGCGACAATGCCACTTACAACTATTCGCTCACCGGCAGCGGAAATCTCGAACAAACCGAGAGCAATGCCAAGCTCGCTTGAGCATTACCGAGGCACGGAAGAGGAAGGCCGAAGGCCAACCTCGCTGCCGCAGAACCATCCGAAAAGTAAGATCGATTATGAAAGAGATTACCATTCAGGGCCAGCCGTGCCCGATCCATTTCGGCCTGCGGGCCGTGAACGAGTTTACCAAGATGCAAGGAGGGGACTTCGGGCAAACGGTCGGTACGACCGAAGCCCTCGGCTCGCTCGACAGCATCGTTTCGCTGACTGTCACGGGCCTCAACGAAGGAGCGCGGCGGACTTCTTCCGACCGCCGCTATACCGAGGACGAGGTGTGGGATATCTTCGACGAGGAGCCGCAACTGATCCTTACGGTCTCGGAAATCTTTATGGAGGCCATTTCGCCCCTGACCGATAAGTTGGGTGAGCTGGCAAAAAACGGGAAAAGCCCGACGAAGGGGAGCCGCAAGCGGTGACCTATGAGCGATGGTTCGCCATCGCCGTCGGGCAGATGCACCTTGCCCCGGAAGCATTCGAGGGTATGACCCCAGCCGAGTTTATTTACGCATGGTTGGGTTGGTCGGAAATAGAACAATCCCGGATACGTCAGGCTTGGGAGCGAGAACGGTGGGCGGTGTGGGTTGCAACCTGCATCCAGTTAGACAAGAAAGACCGCCAGCCTATGACCGAAATGTTCCCGCTGCCGTGGGAGGGGCCGAAAACACTTCCAGCGAAAGAACCTACCATGCAGGAGCGATTACAACGAATCAAAAAATTGAAAGCATGTATAAAACCTCAACCCTGATCGCTGTGCTGACATTGGCCTGTGCCTGCTCTCCGTTACGCAAGACACAGACGGTAGAGCACGAGCAGACTGAAATATCCGATACCGCGCTCACGGAATCGATCCGCCGGGAGATCGAACACCGCTTCGGTACGCTGCGGCAGACCGTCGTGGAGTTCTATCCTCCGGCGGAGATTCCGCCACCACCCGATCCCGCGGACCTGTCCGATACCCTCAAAGCCGTGCTGCCGCCGCCGAAGATTCCGGCTCGCCAGCCTGTCAAGCGGATCACCTATACCGAAGCATCAATGCAGAACGACAGGACAACGCTGACGGACAGCATTTCCCGCAGCCGCATCAACACCGCCGCCCGCAGTGATACGCAGACCGTCACTGAAGAGAAACCGTCGAGCGGAGTGGTATGGCTCAAGTGGGCCGCATTGCTCGCCGGCCTGCTGCTTCTGATTCTATTACTCATTAAAATATTTTAACTCCCAATGGCAAAATCCCAATTTAAAACTCCGATCTCCTACTATGGCGGTAAGCAGATGCTGCTGAAGCATATCCTGCCGCTCATCCCCGAACATACGCTCTATACCGAAGCCTTCTGCGGCGGGTGCTCGGTACTCTTCGCCAAGCAGCCCGTCCAATGCGAGGTCATCAACGACACGAACACCGAACTGATCAACTTTTACCGGATAGCCCAAACGCAGTATCCAGCCCTGAAGGAACTGATCGAAGCCTCGCTCCACAGCCGCGAGATTCATGCACACGCTCGGCATATCAACTCTCATCCATCGTTCTTCTCACCCGTCGAGCGGGCATGGGCCGTGTGGGTCTGCACGAAATTGGGCTTCGCGTCGATGATCGACGGGACGTTCGGCTACGACCGCAGCGGCACGACGACCCAGAAATTCCGCAACGCGAAGGAAGCCTTCACCGAGGAGCTGTGCGGCCGCCTTGACCATGTGACCATCGAATGCGAGGATGGTATCGGTCTGATCCGGCGTTACGATTGCGAAGGGGCCTTCCATTTCGTGGATCCCCCGTATGTCGGCTCCGACTGCGGCCACTACAACGGGACGTTCGACGAAGCCGACTTCGAAAGGCTGCTCGCCGTCCTCGCCGAGGTCAAAGGCAAGTTCATGCTGACGATGTTCCCGCATCCGGCTATCGAGAAATACGCTGCCGAACGCGGCTGGCATATTCACCGCCTCGACCGCACGATCACCGCTTCCAAAGTCTCCCGCCGCAAACAGGAGGAGTGGATAACCACGAACTACTAATTAGGATGGAGTTAAATATAATACATAACACGGATGCGTTGTCGGGGCTGCGGATGCTACCGGATGAATCGGTCGACTGCATCGTCACGTCGCCTCCCTACTGGCAGATGCGCGACTATGGTCTCGCTCCGATCCGCTGGGGCGGGGATGAGGGATGCGAACACGCATACGACGCATATGGATTCTGCATGCGCTGCGGCGGCTGGCTGGGGCAGTTGGGACAGGAACCGACACGCGATGATTTCATCGCGCATCTCTGCCTGATCTTCGATGAATGCTGCCGGGTGCTCAAACCCACCGGCACGCTATGGATCAACTTGGGCGATTCGTACAGCAAGCCCTACAAGTACAACGCGCGGCAGGATCCCAAGTGGTATGCCCATGCTAAAAACGACAATTGCTTGATAGATATGCATGTCGATAAAGCACGTCACCGGATTCCCTCGAAGTCGCTGTGCAACATTCCGAACAAATTTGCCGACGAGATGATCCTTCGGGGATGGCTGCTGCGCAATGAGATCATCTGGCATAAGCCGGCCTGTATGCCGGCAAGTGTGCGGGACCGCTTTACGGTGGATTTCGAGAAGCTCTTTTTCTTTGCTAAAAACACGCACTACTACTTCAACCAGCAATTCGAACCGTATGCCGAAGCAACGCTCGTTCGTTACAAAACGCCCATGACTTTGAACGGCAAAGGCGCGGAGTACCGCCGCATCAGCGGCCGGCCGAAAGGCATGATCGAAGCGGATCCGCGCGGACGCAATATGCGCTGCGTATGGCGCGTGCCCTATGAACCGAGCAAGGAGGCGCACTTCGCTATGTATCCCTCGCGGCTGGTCGAGACGCCGGTCAATGCCGGATGTCCCGAAGGCGGTATCGTCCTCGACCCGTTTATGGGCAGCGGTACGACGGCCGTGGTCGCCCGGCGGCTGGGGCGGAAATACATCGGTTTCGAACCCAACGAGGAATATGCTGCGATATGCTGTAAACGACTGAAACGAAGTGAATTATTTGCGTAAAACAGTTGCGAAAAGACTTGCGTGTTTTCAAAAGTGATGTTATGTTTGTCGTACAATAAAACGCTGTATAACAAATAATTAAAACGCAAAACCATGACACGCAAAGAGAATTTACTAAAGGAGGTTTACAATCTACAAAATCAAATTAATGAAATCAATGGTACTGAGCAAAAAGATGTTGAGGCTTATGCCAGTACGTGGCAGTTTGTACGCGAACTCAAACAATGGAAAATCAATGAACTTGAGCAGCGCATCAACAACCTCGACAAAGAATATCAGACAGCCGTTGGCAAGAAAGCACAAGAGATGCTGCGCGACGCTTACTTTGCTACGCCGGAAGGCGCGGCCCATAAGGTACGGCTCGAAACGGCCATCGAAGCCAAAATCAAGGAGTGGGAACAGACAGAACAACGCTCAATCATGGAAATCGAGCGTTGCATCCAGCAGCTTCTCGGTATGCATTGGGGCATAATAGACTGTAAGCAGGGATACCTGAATATCGGGGTTATCGATGCGGCCAAATCCACCGCAGAACAGCGTGAGTTCTTCTTTGGTCAGCACATTGAAATCTACTACAATGAAAACTGCTACTTATCTGGTAGGGAGCGTTTCGAGAGCAACTGCTGCACGGCAGGTTCATATTCGATGACGGGCGGCACTACGGTTGGTGAGCGGGCGATGTTCTATGTCGGGATCGGCAAACTTTACGGCGATGCGGAGACGGTCGAGTGTCTGCGCATAAAAATGCGTGACATGGCCCGGGAGATCGACCGCCTCGGCAAAGAACTGGATGAACTGCGGGCCGAACTGAAGAATCCGATCAAAAAGCAGGAGGAATAATAACCTCTGCTCCGCTTTGCGGAACCGGCCTTTATAAAAGCCGGTTTTGCTCGTTCTAATCGCGTAATCGGTTGAATATAAATGTAGTAAACATTCGAAAAAGACTTGCATGTTCCAGAAAGTAATGCCATCTTTGTCGTGCAATAAATGATTGAATAATAGACGATTAAACAAGACACATCATGAATGCGACAGAGATTAAAAAGGAGATGATCACGATGGCCTTGCCGATCATGACGGCTTTTCAGACGGATATGGTTTACGACTTCGAGTCGATCGACAAGATGCAACCGGGCGACACGGCCTACTGGGTATTCGAAAGACCGGAACGCACTTCACTACGGATACGCAGCGACTCGAAGGTTACCGTCCATACGCGGCGACGATCTTCATCGTCCGCTTCGAAAACGGATCGTATTCCCTACGTCCCGAATGAACCCGATCGACAGTAAATTATCACTTAACAAATTGCAAGATGATGTACGATAGGATGATCGAAGAATACCGGCAGAAGCGTGACGAGTATTGTGCGGAACGTGACGAGATGATTCGCAATGGCAGCTATGGTACGGCCTTGCAGATCGTGAACACCAAAATTCAGATGTGCGGCGGATTCATCGCCTGCCTTCAACGCTGCCGGCAGCAGGAGACCGAACTCGAAGAGGAGAATCGGCGCATACAGGCGGAGGAGGCACAGCAGCAATGAAAACCGAATACGCAGGCGTCAAGGTGGGGGATCGTATCCGTATCCTCCACCTTCGAGACGAGAATGGACGCTACGACGGACGTGAAGGTACGGTCGAGTTCATCGACGACATCGGCCAGTTGCACGGCACATGGGGAGGGCTGGCCGTCATCCCCGGAGTCGTTTCATTTAAGGTTGTGAGGAATGCGTAAATAGTTGAAAATAAATGCGATAAACATTCGAATTGACTTGCATGTTTCAGAAAGTGATGCCATCTTTGTAATACGATAAACAACTAAAACAGAGTATATTATGAGAAAGACAGTCGTTGTGAATGGAGAGCGCCGCCAGGTGGAATTCGAGTATCGGATTATCGACAGATTGATTAGCCGCCAAAAGTGCAAGCGTTACGACAAACGATGGGGCTGGATCGAGGTAGATACCTGCTATCATGAGGCGGTGGCAGTAATCGACGGTGTGGAATATCCGAGCACACGGCGCTGGCATACCGAAGGGGGCCGGTATTCGGAGCAGTTCTCCTACAACGGACACTTCTTCGATTCGCACAAGAAGATGATCGAAAAAATCCTCGCATCGGCAAATGACAAAGAGAACACCTGCACCGTACCGGCCCCGAACGATACGGAGGCGAAATTCAGGCAGGGGCAATGGGTGCGCGTCCGGAGGAAGAACGGGACGATTACGGAAGGGACGATCAGGGATTGGGACTACAACTGCTGCACGTTCGAGCGGGAGTACAGCCTCGACCAACAGAAAGACGGCCGGCAATGGACGATGATCGGTATTCCCGAAGCAAATATCGAAGCTGTCCAATAGCGGGTATAAGGCGAGTGTAGCAGGCTTCGACGAGAGCCTGCTGCACTCACTTTAACTGTTTAAATTATTGATAATAAGTGCGATAATAGTTGCTAAATGACTTGCGTGTTCCGAACGATTGTGTTACCTTAGACATACAATAAAGCACTGAATAAAAGCAATTTAAAGGCACAACGACATGAAAAGAGAGCAAGCCCTTCGGATCGCAAAAGTCCTCGTAGCGCAGACTTCGGACATTGAGATCGCCAATATCGAGGTCAAGAGTATGGAGCCCGCAGGTGGACGGATCACGGTTGCCATCGAAGCCGTAAGCAAGGAGGAGGAGAGCGATCGCTACGAGGTCGAAATCGAGCCGATAACGAATGCCGTAACCCTGAAAAAGATCAAAGGCACGTATTCGCTCGGTGACTACCTGAACGAGCCGACGCTCCTCTCACAGCTCAAATCCGGCCAGCTTTTCAAACTGAAGTACGACTGTGTGGTCTATGAATACTACCGCACCGTACAAGACCGCAGCGGTCGAACGGTTTTCACCTTCTCGCGTCAGGGACACCACGACCTTTCGACTTTGACACACGATGTCGAGGTTTTCCCGATAGCGTAAATATTCCGATAACCCGCTCCGATTCGGTCGGAGCAGGCATTTCAAACGATACCGCCATGAAAATCAATATCACCAAAGCCGGAACCTATACAATTACCGGACTTACGAGAACCGACTACCGCACTATCGGCTATATTCTGCGCGTAGCCAACGACCGCTGCTTCGGCGAGCAGGACGAAGACGGCAACTACTACAGCAACGACGACTTCGTCTGCTCGCTCGACGAGGAGGAGCGAGAAGCGTTGCGCCGGATTTGCGATGCGCTTTAATGTGAATATAATACGTTGATATTCTTTGAATTAAGTCGAAGAATAACTTGCATGTTCCGAACAGTGATGTTATCTTAGATTCGTAATAAAGAACTGATAACAAATGATTTAAAAGACAAGATCATGAAACGGGAGATCGAAAAGTTTTTGGAGCAGTTTCCGACCGACGCTACGAGTTGGGCACAGGCTACCGATGAGGTGCGGGAGTTAGCCCGGTTTGCAAGAGAGCATTTGGAGGAGTACGACGGAGTGATCGTCGAGGCGGTGGATTTTCGTCACGCCAAGACCCCTGCCGAGTGGAACACCAAAGGGCGAGCGTTTATCCTCGACTGCTTCGACCGGATGGAGGAGCATACCCGCAAAGCCTACTACGAAAAGTTCCGCGCTTATTTCGGACAAGAGGAAGAGTAACCCGAACACTCTTCCTACCTTCGGGTGGGGAGGTATTTTCAATACGATGACACAGGAGCAACTTTTAGAGGCCGTTCGCTCCTTTTTCAAACAGGCGACAAGACTCGATGCCCGATATGTCCGGCCGACGCTGGAACGGACCGATGCCCATTATCGCACGGCAACCATCTCCCTCCGATACGGAGCACGGGAGTTTCGGGTGGAGATCGACCGTTGCCGCAATACGATCCGGTTGTCGGAGATTGCCGTTCGCCGACGATTCGGGCTCGACAGCTGCAACCCCCTGAATGGTTTTACCATGCGAGAGGTAGAGCATGTACGGCTGCTGCACACCCACCGTTTGGATCGATATCTGCTGTCAAAGAACAACCTCGATAAAAACGAATAATTGTCTGAAAATCTTTGAATTATGTCTCTGAATGACTTGCGTATTCCGAATAGTGATGTTATCTTAGACTCGTAATAAAGAACTGAATAACAGTAGTTTGAAAAGCAATATGGAAAGCGCGAAGAGACAGAAAAAGAGCATCGATGCCGAGATCGACCGCCTTGAGG